GTCATTTTGTGGTGTTTTTACACTTTTTGGTGACCCAGACAACTCTTTAGGCTCTTTTTTAGTCTTTTTTGTTGCTTTGGTTTGCATTTTTTGCTCCTTGTTGGGCATTTCGTATGGCATCTTGAGAATTCTTCTGTGCAGCAGCCTGTTGTTGCAGTGCCAAACGAGCAGTATCAAACTGAACGTCCGCCTGTTCCTTCTGCTGATCAAGGCCAAGGCGTTGTTGATCCATCTGCAGCTTAGCTTGATCGCGCTGAGCGCTCTGTCCAAGCTCTTGTTTCTTCAATTCAACCAGCGGATCGGTCTGTGGGCCCATCAATTGGTTCTGCAAAGCCTTGACCTCTTGGAAACCTTGCGCAACCTTGATTGCAATCATCGCCTCACGCTGCAAAGATGAGATAAGTTGGTCAGGATCTGTGCCGTATTGCTGGAACAACTCCGCTTCCACCTCTTCTTCCGCCTTCAAGCGGATGTGATCAAAGATGTGCTTCTGCAAAGTAACCGCCACGTTAGGCATACCCTGCATCATCGGGCTCATACCAAATAAGATATGGGTCAGGATGTGCGCATCATGCTGTTGGCCGGCAAAAGCTTTGAGTGGTGAGCCATCCAGCGCCTGTGCGTTCTCGCTTGCAGGATCCTTTGGCTTGTCCACTTGCTGTGTATTCAAAATGGTGTCGATATCACGCACACCAATGGCTTCATACATGCGGCGATAGGCCTCATACATGTTGTGCATCTGCGGTGCGCTCTGAGCCAGTTGCAACTGCGTCTGCGCCATCGTGATACGCTGGGCAACAGAGAAGATGTTGGGGTCAGAGACAGGCAACACATCGATGCGGTCATCAAAGTCACGTGCCTTGATCCTGCGGCTCTCGCCGGGCACATCGTATGGATACTCAGCAGGCAGATAATCTGCAAAACCTTTGGCCAGCAATTGAAATTCCATGCGTTGGCTGTAGTGCAAACGCTTGTGGATTGCAGACATAACCGCACTGCCTTTTTCAAGCAACGCAATCGTCGTTCCCACAGCAGCATTCTGGTTGCTGTCACCAACTTGCATGTCGGTGATGCTTGCCAAACGGCGACCAGCATCTACGCAGAAACCTAAGAGTGCAAACAAGGTCTGGCTTGGCTCTTTGTATGGCAATGGCAACAAGGATGCAGACAACTCCGCACCACCAGCGTCCATATCGCGGAACTCACCGGGCGACAAAGGTGTATCGTCGTTTGCAATGCGCGCACCCTTGGCTTTAAAGCCTGCAGGCAGGTTAGCCAGCGTTCCAGCGTCCACCAATTGCTGCAGTGCAGAGGTAGCAGTCTTTGTCAGGCCACCAACCAAGTGCAAGAAGCCCAAGCCATAAGCACCGGGGCCTTGGACCAGCAAGTAATGCACGTAGTACTGCTTGCGGGCAAACAGAGGATCGCCCTCTTTCCAGTTACGACGCACACCCACAACAGATTGAGAGATCTCGTCAATCGTAACGATGTAAGGCAGTTTGATACCTGTCTCTTCGCCGTCTTCATCCTTGTGCTCAAAGCCGCGGATATCCAGATCAACCAAGAACTCCAGCAAACAGATTTCTTCTTCCACACCAGTAGGATCCACACCCGTAGTGCGGTCTGTTTCCTTCTTAATAATGCTTTGGCCTGTCTCTGCCGCAGTCGTCATCTGCGCTGTATCCAAGTACTGACCACGGATCACTGCTTTGCGGTAATCGTTGGTGGACATCGGAACGCGGTGCGTGATCCGCTGGCATTCGCTCATCACCGATGAGCCGGTATACGGTATATACAGATTATCTGGCAGCACCAAAGCGCTTACCATGCGGCCCTTGGTCTCGTCGTAATAAACTTTCTTGAATGCCGAGCCACCAAAGCCCACATAGAACAGCAACTGATCAAAGTCAGGCGTGTACTCTTCCATCACTGTTGTGATTTGGTAGTTCATGAAGTCACGCACGCGGTCCGCTTGCATCAACTTCTCACGTGTCTCTTTGCCCAATACCTGTGTACGTACAGGCCCGCCCGCGGGCATCAATTCCTTGAGCGCTTGGGCTTGGAACTGAACAATACTCTCTGTCAACAAAGGATGCTGCACGCCGCACGCGCCCTTAAATGGCTTGGTGCGCTCTTCAAACGTAAAGCCCAGCATCTTCATGCCCTTGCTGTACTGCTCTTCCCACTCCTTGCGTGAAGACTTGTCAGCATCAAACAACGACATCAAGTCAGACGAGATAAGCTGCAAGACATCAGGCTCAATGATCTCGGCTAAGTTGCTGTCATAGGCAACATCGTCGTCTTCTGCACCGATATTTACAACAACTTCACCGGTTTCTGTATCAAACTCAATGTCAATATCCGAGGGCAACTCATCTTCCATCTCAACGGCGACATCGCCCTCAGGCAAGTCGTCGATTGTCATGTTCTTTTCAATTGGCATGTTGTGTCCTTACAGATATCTGCGGTTATCGTTGGGTTGGCGCTCGATCATACCCCCATTGGCCAGATTAACATCACCCCATCCCGCAGGATTAGGCGGAATAACGGGGGCAGGAGGTGTTATGCCATTGGTGTAGTTGTATAGCAAGTTTTTAATTGATGGTGGAATAGACGTAGGCTGCAATGCATCAATTAAGTCTAGCATTTGCTGTGGGTACTGTTCGGGAACCACATTTCCCGTGCGAACGCCGTTGCCATTCATCTGCGTAATGGTGTTCGCCTTGTTGCCATAAAGTTTGTCGCCAGCTATTTTAGGCGTTATAAATTCAACGTTATTTACAGCATGGCCGTTTTTGTCGTACAGGCTAAACAAACGCGTTTCTCCGTCCTTTAACGCATTGATGCCCTTATTTAGGGGACCATATGTGCCCGCTTCCGCATAGCCGCCTATTGAATTATTCAAAAACTTTGCTTGAATTAAAGCGGCTTTGGGGTCGGTAATCTCGCGCCATGTCATGCCGCTTGAGTCAGTTGGCAAGAATTCTTTAGTACCAAATTGACCAATATCCGCAGGAACGGGTTTTCCTGCTTTAGCCAATTTATCAACAGTGCTAACTGTTTCTCTAAATGCTTCCGTTTTTGCAACTGATGGAATGGCCTTGGCATAAAACTCCGGCACGCTCATCCGTGCAAGGTCTTTAGGATTTATTTTTGTCAACTCTTCTACTAAATCAGACCTGCCTATGCCAAATGCATCGGGGATACCCATGTAATTTAAATCCGTAATGGGCACATCTGCCTCTAATGCCATGATTCCTTCTTTCCGCTTTGGCGCATTTACTAAAGAAGGATAAAGATCAGGATATTGTGTAAGGTTATCTGCAGTTACATTTTCAAGGATTCGATCATCTATCAAACGGGAAATTTTTGGCTCGTACACCGTGTTAAACAATGCTGGATTATCGGCAAGCTTTTGCCGGATAGCGGCAACTTCTGTCGCCTGCTCTTGCTTGGACAGCTTGCTGGTATCTTTTTTGGTTAGCCGCAACAAAAACTCATCCGGGATAACACTTGGATTAGTTTTCATCTGTTGCAGAATTGTTTGTTTAAACCCTTGTGCTGCTTCCATGTCGTCATTCGCCCTAGACCCTGCCGGCCTAACACGATAGTTAGTTACGTTCATCATGTTGTCAAAACGTTTTTCTATCTCCTTCATTGCCGTGACATCACCTGCCCTTGAAGCATTAATCAGAGCCTGTGGGAATTGTTCTTCTAACGGAGAATCTTTTGGGAGTTTAATGCGACCACTAATCAGCGCCTCACGCAAAGGATCCGATATGCTGCCTGCTTTAGTCTTAAAGTAATCGCGCAGCTTGGTATCAATAAATTCTTTTGCCGCCGCTTTGTTTTCGGCCGGTGCCCTAACAAACTTTAAACTGTTGTCAAAAATACTTTGTATTGAACTATCCAAAAAGGATACTGGCGTCTCCTCCGCATTCTTTGCCGTTGGAAACACACCGCCAGCAGGACGGCGAATGTATGACGCACCGGGAACAGCCAACTGCTGGTTGTACTGCTGGAAGTCTTGGGCCAACATTCTTGCTGCTTCGCCCGTTTTTCCTGCCGCCTGCACACCCGCGCGCGTAGCGCCTGCAGGATTGACAAGATTACTACCCAGATCACCAGCACCATAGAAGCCGGCCAGCGTTGGATCGGTAGATGGGGTGAATCCAAGGCCCGCGGACCGTGATTTTTCCTTCAGATACTCACTGCCCATGAAGGGCTTGTCAACATTCCCACCGTATATGCCGGCAATCATGTTGGAAATATCCATCGGCGCACCCAAGATATTCTGCGGTACGTTGGTCATGCCTTTAAGGAATTCTATCTGACCTTCGCCAGACTTCAACGCCTTGGAGATGTTGCCTTCCTTGCGGCCAATACCAGACTTCTGTGCAATAAACGCTGGAGTATTGCTTTCCATCGCCAAACGCTCTATCTGTTGCGGGGTCAGGCGCGGCGCTACTTCACCCTCTTCCGGACTTCCATCTGCACGATTAACAGGAATACGAATATTGACGTCAGGGCCTTTACTGCCCACATACGCTCTGCCCAATTCGCCGGCCAAATCACGGGGACTAAAACCCTTGGTTACAAACTCCGTCAAAGCATTCTTGGCAGACTTGACAAGCTTCTCGCCACTGCCCATCTTCTCGTACTCCGCGACCCGCGGTCCGTGGAAATCGTACCTGTCTGTAATGACAGTGGAACCATCGGGGTTTTGCTTGTACTGAAAACCACCCAGCGTATTTCTAATGTCC